AGGGTGTTTTTAAGCTCCATTTCGGCCTTGTCACGTTGGAACTTCTGGTCGATCTCAAAGGTATCTTTGGCGGCCAACATGGCTTCCTTTAGTGCTTGACTATGCTGGGCTTCGAGCCCGAGCATTTGGATCTGACCGGTGGCATCAACCCTGGCCTTTTCGGCATCGAGGCGGAGCTTCGTCAGAGCCTTTTGGAGCTTGTCCTGATCGCTAATCTGCCTATCAATCCCTGCCTTTCCTTCCTCGATAGCAAAGACAGCTTTGGTAGGGGTAGCACCTGTAGATGCCACTTTAGCCACAATCGGCGGAGCTTTTGATACCAAACCAAAGAATCCCCCGATTGTCGTAGTTATGCCCTTCATTGTGGACCAAGTGGATTCCAATATCATCTGCCATGAAACAACCAGTCCCACCGCCTTTTCCATCCCACTCAGAAATAGGGATAAGGCGTCTACAACAAATATCCCAATTGATTCTTTCCCCTCTTTATATGTCGAAGCCAATTTTTGCATTTTTTCGTAATTATTGGGGATGGTGACATCGCCGAGAAATTGCATCCTGGTCTGAGTTTGTCTTAGAATCTCCTGGACCACCGCCGATTGTTTGCCGAATTCAGTAATCATATCCACATCTATTTTCATCTTATCGGCATATCGCTCGAAGACCTTCTCCATCTCCATCGGGAAAGCCTGTTTTAGCAGACCTCTTGCCGCGAAGGTCAGGACGGCCCTTGTGATAAGCTCCATCGCTTCCTCAACGCCAATCCCCATGAGCCTCGCCCCGACCCTTGCCGACTCGAATAATCTGACGATATCGCCCGCAGGTATACCGGCGACAAGAAGTTTGTTGGCCACGAGCATAATATCCGTGCTGTCCTCATATACACCGGAGATCTGCTTGATGTCGGCAATCAGCTTTTTCCCATCGACCCCGATTGATTTAGTGACATGTCCAAACGATTCTGCAATCGCCTCTGCTTTTGCACCAAGTTCCGCCCATTGAAATGCCTTCGATATCCCCGCATAAGCGGCATAGGCCGCTGCAGTGAGGGCGACCCACTCGGTCTTTAACATTCCGAGCGTCCCCTTCATCGATTCGACGTGGGTCTTGGTCTGGTCGGCGGTCTCCTTGGTGGCCTTCTGCACATCCGCAAGCTGCTTCTTGACCTCTCCAACTTCTCCTATGATCCTGATTATTAGCCTGGCTATTTCTTGATCAGCCATGTCACTTCCTCTTCTTCTTAGACCATTCCTTGAGCATCTTCATCTGCTCCTTCGACGAAGGTTCCACACCCGTTCCAGGTTCCCTTATCAAATAATCCACGTATTCCTTCCACATTCTTTTGTCTGCTCCAAAGGCCCTGTTCACGGCGACGGCAAGATCGAGCAATTCCCTCTTTCTCCGCCTCTCTGCGACCCTGACGAAAAGCTCAACCTGATCCATTGTGAGCCGGTCAAGTATGTCATCGGGTTCCCCGTATCCCCTGAAAACAAGCAGATCGACGGCCTCGCTTAGCGGGTCTCTTATGCCGCCAGGCTTCTCATCTCCCGTGCGAGGCCAGACAAGTTTTTTATTCGGCCCATATTTTGAAGGATGATGAGCAAGGCCACCTTCAGCGTCTTGTCAAACTCCCAATCCAAGACAGTGTCCAACTCGTCTCCTGTCGTCCTTACCACAAGCTCGGGGATGATGGGAAAAACGAGTCCGAGAAGATCAAGAATCTCATCGATTTTTTCGTCCGGCTTATCGAAAAGCTCTTTGAGGTAATCCTTCTTGATTCCCTTCTCCTTGAACTGGGTCTTCAATTCCCTGAACCAGGGTAGCAAGGCCGTGAACTGTCGGTACGTCCACGGCTTCAGTTTTACCCCTGAGACGGCAATCTCAGGGAACAGGACTTCCATCTCGTCCTTTTTGGATTCCTCTTCACCCATGCCACAACCTCCTATCTGTTATGACTCACCAAGCAGGGTATAGTCGAAGTACGGGGATTCAGGGTGATTTGCCGCATCGTTCAGACAGGTGAACTCGAATGCCATCGTACCCAGAGCGGTGTCGTCGATCAACCCCACGTCGCCAGTCGGTCTGAGTCTCACCTTCCACGCCTGGAAGTGGTACTTCGGCCCCTGATCATTGGTCGGCCAGAGTTCAAGTTGTCCTTCAACCACCGCGGCCGTCATCCCATGAATTGAATAGCTTCCGACTTCGCCGAAAAGTGCGATGCGAAGATTCTCCCTGTCGAACTCCTCAAGGGTAAACTTCCCGATGATCTTTTGGGAGACGGGGATGATGTCATCAAGCCTTTTTATGTTCTCCCGCGCCGTGTAGTGCTCGATCACCTCCTCGGTCGGGGTCAGGGCCATTGAGGGAACATTACCCAAATCCCTCAGTCCTGTCGGCAGTCCGTCGGCATCGAACCTGTCGAAGCTGACGATCCCCTTCCCGAGCCTCAGTAAACCCAAGTCGTGTGATTTTAGTTCTACCATTTTCTTGACCTCCTTTTTGATTTGGCCTACTTTGCCCAAAAGAAAAACCCGTCCCTCGCTCGTGCACGAGAAAACGGGCTTTTCAATAACTTTGGGCTTATCCCCAGTGACGTGGCCAACGTATGGGGATTTTTATTTAACTGCTAAATGATTCTTCTATATCCCCCTTCCCTTTCTAATAACTATATGGATTCCCGTAATTGTGCGCTATCATCACCGCATATGTGGAGACCGCCATCCCCGCTCTGAACTCGTCGTCGTAATAGAGGATGTCGTCCCCCGTGCACTCAATCTTGACACATGGCTTGGTTCCCATAAGCGCCAAAAGCTTTATCTCTATATCCGCCTGCAAAGCCTCACCCACCACGTCAACACTATCCATGCCCGTCCTCTCTATCGATGTCTCCACCTGAAGATCGAACTCAACAAATTGTACCCTATTGTCCCTCCTTTTCCGGGATGCGAAATAGGCGAACCTTATGAACGGTGCCTTGAAGTTATCTCTATCCGTGGGTACGGTCGGTCTCCGCTGCACGTCATGACTCGATTCAATCACGGTCTTCAGAGCCGTCTCTACCATGTCCATGAATGCAGTCTTTGCGGGTTTTGCCATCAATTACCCTCCTAAAATGTTCACGCCAATCCCCTGCAAGTCACCCATGACCTTGAGGCTAAAAGCGGCAACTATCTCCTCGGGATGGACTCTGGCTGGGATGGACACGCTTTTTTTCAATAGGAAAAGCGGGACTATTTTTGTCTTGAATTCCCCCGCTCTTTTGCCCTTGACGAATTTCTCCCTTCCAAAAATTATCAGATTCCCCTTTTTGCTCTTGGCCACGAATGTCTGACCCCACACCGAATCGCTCGGAGCCGGGGCCTTTGTGAGTCCGGCCTTCGTCTTGGCCGCTGGCAACGGGATTGTAAGAAATTTCTTATTTTTGGCCGTGATTACGGTCGAGCGATTTCCCCCCACATGGACTCTTGCATATCTCCCGGCTGGCGTTCCTCCCCCTCTTGCGATGTCTCCCCCGATTGACACCCCTGCCTGGACGGACTCATCCTTGACTTCCGATTTAATGGGAAGTACTGAAGCCCTCAATGCTCCAGACCTGACGCTTATCGATGTACCGCCTGTCGGTCCGCTCATATGCTCCGTCCTGATGAACTTCTGAAGCCATATCGAATCAAGATCAAGGACTCTGATAAGCTTCTTGACAAGACCAGGGTAGACCTGGTCTATCTTGCTTTCATAGATGATGTCGGTCATGTTATTAGTTTCGGTTTCTTTCCGGTTAGATCAACCCACCGCTGGATTGAAACGGCACAATAGGCTGGAGAAATATCTATGGCTCTACATTTGCGATTAATACGTTCGCAGGCGATTAGGGTTGTGCCGGAACCGAGGAAGGGGTCGAGAACAATATCATCTTTATTTGTCCATGCCTCGATAAACGGTGAAAATACACCTACTGGCTTCTGCGTCGGGTGAGGCTGTCGATCTTCTCCCGCCGCACGATAATACCCTCCCCACATAACCCTAATCATATCAAATCCCTTGCGCATTGTAGTAGCTGCCATTTCTATCGGCGTAACAATCCCGCGATCTTCTATGCCAGGCTGCTTATCCCATACAATCCATCCCGTTGCTTCGCTATCGTAAATATACGGAAAACCCCAAACCATTCGTTTGTTATATTGCCATAAAAAAGATAGATCAAGCGACCCATCGTCGCCTTGTAGCAAATCATCACTTAGATTGGCTGGCTTTCCGCGCTTCACGTTCAGCGCGGAAAGCCAGCCAGTATCAACCATAATACCATAAGGCGGGTCTGTAAATAACACATCAACATGACCGAGCGTCTCGACCACCGCCCGATCTGTGCAATCGCCGCAAATCAGCCGATGCTCTCCGAGTTCCCATAACTGCCCCAATTCCACTCCCCATTTTTCCTTTAACTCCTCAGCCTTATCAATTTGTGGTTCCGGAGGCTCTTCTGGCTCATCCTTCATCCATCCCTTCTCAAATTCCTTCCAGTCGATCTGAGGCAACTCCACATCCATTTTAAGGTCGTTGAAATCCAATCCCTCGGCGTTCAGAAATTCGTATAACCCATCTTCTGTCACATTGGCATAGATAGCCGAATAGACAAGAATAAGCCTTACAGCCTCCTTTCTGTTCTTACACCTGATGAAATTTGCGGGCAAAAGGCCAGGTATCTTATACCCGTTTCCCTTTATCTCCTCCATCGCCTTCTTCCGGTGGTGCCCGTCCAGAATCCATGTCTTCCCATTGTTCTGCCATACATTGAATGGCATTATGAAATCATTCTTCTTTAAGGAGTTTTTCAGCCTCTCAAAAGACTCCTTAGTCATCTCCTTAAGGTTTGGATTCTGAAGCCAGTCAAGCTTCTTCCATTCCACCAGTTCGGTCTTAATGATTTTGTTTTTGATCTCCTGGCTGTCAGTCATGCTATCGATATCCTCTTGAATTTATCCAATACGGCTTGGACTTCCAGGAGAAACTGTTTGATATCTGCCATCTTCGATATC